TAAATGACGCAACCTTTAAGAAGTTATCCACACCATCAAAAGTAATCTCGCCGCCGGTTTCTTTGGCTGGCCTATTGGTGTCGGTTCCCTGTAGTAAGTGCCTATCGTTACCCGATTGGTCATCCCACTGTGAAACACCTGCACCCGTTACCGTAATGCCGGTATTGAACTGATACCACGCTTCTAGGTTGTCTAGGTCTGACGGGAGGAAAGAGGGGGAGGTAGAGCCACCTACGTTACGTATACCACCTCTTCGCCCAATACCAGACTTTCTGCTGGGTTCTAACACTTAATTAGTCCTTCAAGCGGAAAGCTAAAGTAATGTCGTAGGTGGACGTTGCAGAGGCACCCACCGTAGTAAGCAGCACGTCACCTGTGCCACCTGCTGACGCTGGGTCTACCTTACCACCCACACTACGAAAGTCTAGGTAACCTGAGCCAGTAGGCAGAGTTACCATTTCATCGTTAGCAGTATGATCCCAGAACAGCTGTACTGAAGAGAAGCCCACAATATTGTAGTTCACTTCCTCTAGCACTACCTTGGAGGGTGCTGCGCCGTTGGGCCCTATGAGGCCTGAGATGTCCAGCTTGCTAACAGCCGACTCACCAGTACCATCTGATTTATTCTGGATATGTATTACGTGGCGGTTAGTGCCCGCAAATATAGTATCCGTGTTAACTGTATCCGCCATCTTAAATCCTCGTTACGTTAAAATTAATATATTACGCATCTACGTCGTTAAAAAGTTCCCCGCTAAATCTAGCGGAGCATTCCGTGTTGTCCTTGGTAGTGGTTGCCTCTAGCCATACAATAGACTTCTCACCAATAGGGAAGGGTAGGGCTGGTTGAACCGGAGCATGGACTTCTACCGCTGTGTCCATCTTATACCTGAATACTTCCTGCTTACCATTATTGACCGTAGAGTAAACCCACATAATCCAAGTAACTATGGGGTCTTGACCGCTTGGTTTTACTGCATTAAGGGTCATCCATTCCGTCATAAGCTGCTTATTCTGCGGGACGTAAAAGATACATTGCTGAGTAACACCTTCACCGGCGGGCATGGTTGCTACTGTAGAACCACCCGTAGTCTTTGTTACTGTGATTAATCCTGCATTAGTTAGGCCGGAGCCGCATAAGAACATTGCCACACGGTTAACACCTATAAATGAACCTGTAGTAGTCACAGCAGATGTACCATTCATAGTGACTACTTCAGTTAAGTCATCCCAATTTGAATCCACACCATATACTACGACTGAGTTACAGCCTGTGTCCCCATCATCATCTGCCCCTGCCGAAGACACAATGCTGAGCGTACTTGCCGTAGTGTTTATTGTAAATGATCCCCCAAAAGCTGCTATCACTTCAGGAGAGCTGGATATATCTATATCTGAGTTGTAGCCGAACTTGTTCCAAAGCGCAATCCCCTGCCTACGTCCCAATGCTACCTCTGTGTGGAAGTCTGAGGGGCGGGTAGCTACAGCGTCGAAATCCACTGCTAGCGTAGAATCTAGTGGGGCGTTTAGTTGCGGCCTGTCTCCTACTAGGGTCTGTAATCTAAAGTAAGTCTGGTCACTACCGCTGTCGTTAGTAAATACTACTCTAGCGTACTTACGAGTAATAGTAAAATTATGTGGTGCTTCTATTTGTGTAGTTCTATAGTATCTGGTTAGAGTAGAATCCTGATTAGTCCCGTCGGGCGAGAACTGCACAGAGAACGTCCCGTTCTGATCTGTTTTTATAGCTACTGTAATAGTGGCGTAACCAGAAACATCAACCCAATCTCCAGTAAATACAGAGGAGTTGGTTAGTAATGTAGAGCTACTATTACTAGAAATAATTACGTCATTTGCGTGTTTAGTGACAATCATCCGTGTGCCCACAATCTGTAAGGCACATTGCCCGTAGAGTTTAAATACAGGTTTCGTATACTTACATGTTCTACAGTCACTGTTTCCCCCGCTTTAAGGGTTGCATACGTCTCAGAAGGGTTCAACCTAAACTGTAGGGTCTGAGTGCTGGAATCATTAAGCAAAACAAAGCGCTTAGGCTTCCAATCAAACGTATACGTCTTCGTTGTAGCCGCAAGAGTATCTTCATCTACATATTGATTAGCGTACACCATATACAAACCTCACCAATTTTTCCCAGAGAGAGAACTTTCTGCGCTTCACCCCAAAAGAACAATCTTCTGGTAGGGGGTCTGTTATCTTACGTTGATATTGCATTAAAGGTTAGGGGGCTTTCGCCCCCGTCACCTAGTCTTAGCTGTCGATAGCTGGTAGTAAGTAACCTGAAGCAGTGACTGAGCCAGTGCCTAAGTTATCGAACTGACCGATACCATCAGCATCACACAGTACTTCACCTGCGGTATCCAAGTGTATAGCTCTGTTATGAGCAGCCCACCCGTTAGATACAGTAGTGTCGTTATCAATCAAGATGTCACCAGCCGTCTTAAGTGATGCGTAGTAGTTATGTGCTACAAAGCAGTTAGTCAGGTCTTTACCAGTTGCCTGTTGGATCATAGCCAGCGCGTTAGCGTGGTCAGTGTTCCAGCGGCAATTAGTCATTACCAGACCCTCGAGATCATCGGTAATCTGCAACGGTGAGTTAATTGCTGCGTCAACACCGTAGCCAGTACAGCTATCAATGGTCAGGTTATCCGCAGTATTAGCTGCTCCAGTAGCAGAGATGTAGTCGATGAAGTTAAGGTTAGCGCCTTCTTCTTGGAAGTGCAGGCGGCTAGCAGTAAAGGATACAGCTGTAACGTCGATAGCGTTAGTGATGTCAGCGAAGCTGGCCTCAAGAACGATATTGTGCATGGTTACATTAGCTGCTGATACAGTTACGGCAGCGGCTGCTGCTGTGTCCAGAACGATCTTCGGACGAAGAGTACCAGTACCTAAACCTATAATAGCTACACCAGCTACGTCACAGGCGATACCACCGTCAGTAGTAATAGTCTCGCTGTGTCCCGGCATAACCATGATAATATCACCACGGGAAGCAGTACACTTACCGATAGCATAATCAATAGTAGCGAAAGGCTTAGTGTAACTACCGTCGTTCTGGTTAGAACCACCAATGCCCTGCTTAGCTAGAACAGACGAATTGTTAACCCAGAATACTTCACCGGGGTTGGTCTGTAAAAGAGGGATGCCACGGATTACTACACCGTTAGCGAACCCATTAGGAAAATTTGAACGTGCCATATATTTTGCTCCTCAATTAGGAAAAGCCCCCCGGCTATGCAACCGGGGGGACTATTACTTACGCGCCCGGAGAGCCGTAGAGGGCTCTTGGGTCAGTCCAGCCGAAGCTGTAGCGCTCAGTCGCTTTGAACTTAGCATTTTCAGTATCGAAATCGTTGTCGATAGTGAAGGCCATAGCTCGGCGATTGAAGGCTTTCATGCCGTCAGGACTGTTCGTACGAATGAACCACGCATCGGTATCAGTAAAGTAGTGGTTAATTTCCACAGACTTAAACTTACCCATTTTGTAGAGTGCATTCACATCGTTGTCAGCAGAAGCGACACGATATGGAGACTGCAAGATACGCTCTGCTTCAAACTGCAAATCCACAGGGATAATCAGTTTTTCAGGCAGAACAGCGATCTTAAGACCCCTATCGTTCTTCCACTTAGCGATGTCAATACATGCCTGCTCAAGAGAGGCCTCTGACAAGTCAGCAGCAGTAGCAGGCTCATTAGCCCACGTGCCACCAGCGTAGTTTACGTGAGCAGCGGAACACAGCTCAACACCGTCACCACCAGTATACGAGCTGTTAAAGGCTCTGTTGTATACGTTAGCAGCGTTGGTTTCTTTAGTCTGACGCATAGACATAGCCAGTGCTTCCGCACGACGTTTGCCTACCAAGTCATACTGGTCGTCTTCCACCATTTCACGTGTGATGATAAAACCGAGACCGTAAACGGTGTGGTTATATCGGGTTTGAAATGCTTGAGTTTCCTCGTCGTAGGAAATCGCAGCGCCTTCAGCCTTTTCAGCTGCAAGACCGAATCCTGACGTACCTACATCTTCCTCGTAGGCTCGGCTAGAATTCATCTCATCAAAGAGACCTGTCCATTCTACAGAATACTCATCATAAGCTCGTCCATACCAGCTATTAACGCCGGGGTAGAGAGCTTTAGCAAAGTTACTTGATGCAATAATACCCATTTACTAATCCTCCTATTAAGCGTTATTGAAAGTGGTATTAACGAACTTAACCCAGTAGCGAGCGTTGGCTTCGCTGAAGTCGTTATCCGGTTTAACCGGCTTTTCGACCACAACAACGTCGCCGTCGTTAGTGAGAGCATCATCGTTAATTTCCATTCCTGACAAGCCCGTAGTGGCGCTGCCAGCCGTGACGGTAATATCCTGCGCTTCACCGACTACCAGTTCAGTAGTTCCATCGGTCTGCGCTTCAAATATTGCGTCTTCTGCGGGTATATAAAACGCTACCCAATCCGTGTGCGTATTAGCGCTGTCATCATACCAGCGGGTAATAAGTGCGTCAGGATTAAATGACTGGGGATTACTACCCGTCATGCTATTCTTTTTGCCAAAACCTACGATAACGCCTGCAATCGCATCCTCGACAGCAGCGCGAGCTACCAGTCCAGAAGTGATTGATACAGCATCACCGATAAAGAGGTCAGCGCCGTCAGTTACGCCCAAAGAGCGTATCATTCCGGCAACTGGTGCCCCAGAGATGGTTTTTACAAAGTGAAAGCCGTTTGGTCGATCTACGTTAGCTACCATGTAAGTTACCTCATGTTATTAATTAAAATCCACTGAGGTAACAACAGGTCTAAGATAGGTTACGGCTTGTCTTAAAAGCTTCTCCATCATATTTTCCGTATTGTCCATCCTCAGAAGGTCGTTTCATTTGCTGCTCAGTTGCATCAACTGCGGCTGCTTTGGCCTCCAAATCTTCGTCGTAGAATTCCTTCGGAATCCTCATAAGATACTGGTAGTTACCATCGCGTCCGGCTGGTGCCCTGACAACGCTGCCCTTAGACTTCGATTGGTATACGGCTTGGTCACCTACAGTTAGGCCATCTGAAGGAGCAAATTCATAACTAGCACTCTTAAAGCGTTCAATTCTAGTGCCGTCTTCACTCACATCTAATACCCACCTGTATACGTATTCAGGGTCACACCCATCTACGCTTAAGATGTTTCTTTCCATACCGTTAATCGGAACCCGTTTAGGGCGATCTGTTCTATTATCTGCTCTCTTATTGCCTACTCTTGACATGTTTAACCCTCTTAAAATTTAGCCTAGTTCGCCGAGTTCTACTAACTGATCGACGTATTCCTGAGTACTCTTAAATGCACCTGCATCCACAAATCGCTGAGCCATCTGCTTCTGTTCGTCATTAAGGTTACTTGCAGTGAATTTCTTCTTGCCTCCACGCGAAGAACCGCTAGGCGTGTTTACGGAGGACTGGCTCTTGCCAGCTTTTGACGGACGAACCTTCTCAAATAGTTTAGAGAAGTTCGGGTCGCTATCTATTTTTGCTTCTATCTTGGCGATGAGTGAGCCGGGGGTAGTGTCAGGCGAAGCCGCCATGATGTCTCTACCAATCCCGTCTACAACACCCTGAAGCACCATATCAGTGCTATACCAAGAGTTCTCCGGTTTATCAAGCCACGCT